GAGCATATTGCTGTGCCTGTGCTTGTAATGCTTGGTTCTGTTGCATTTGGAGTTGCTCAGGAGAAACACCAAATAGTCCTTGTACAATTGCTGTCATATATTTCCTTATTGTGGAATACCCCAAGCCCCGGAGCCAAGCTGAGAGGGTTGAGCTGTGTAAGTTGGAGCAGCATAAGGCTTCTGGAACCCTGTCATGTCTGTTGGTGTAGCTTGTGGCGTCATCCAGTTCTGAATGCCAGATATAAGCTGAGGGTTGCGAGAAGCGCTAATAATAGAATCTGCAACAGGGCTGTAATTGTTAGCGTTGTAGTTCAAAGTAGCAGCTGAGTTGTTTGCAGCCATTAAGCCAGATGCTCCAAATTGGTTAGCATTAGTGGTACGCCCTGCCAAAGAACTGCTCAAATCCAGAGGCTGTTGTGCAGCGCTCTCAAGGGTTTGAGACAAACCAAACTGTGTCTTATACGGGTTGTATGCAGCACTCTGAAGGTCAATACCAGTGCCCATCAAACCAGCACCAAAGGTTACTGCGTTACGCCCCTCTGCTGTAGCTTGGCTTGCTAACAAAGCCTGCTGACGAGCAAGCGAGTTGTAATAGGCAGCAGCTTCAGGGTTTGCAGAGGCTAGGTCGCCGCCTTGAGCAATGGAGAAGCCTCCACGACCAGAGTTCTGCAAGTTCTGTTGCAAAGCTGCGTATGCTTGGTCTTGTCCGGGACGCAGCAAAGCGTTCTGTCTTTCCATATATTGTGCAGCAGCCTCTTCAGGGCTTGTAGCAGAATATTGAGCACCAAGGTTAAACAACCCCTGCCCAGCTCCTGCGTTCATACCTGCTTGGTCTAGAGAGCCGCCTGTTCTTTGCATAAGCAAGTCTTGTTGAGCCTTTAGCTCAGGAGACATTGTATACCCAGCAGAGGTTAAATTGCCTTGGTCGTCGTAACCGAAGTTACTAGAGCCAAAGCGAGTAGTTGTACCAATGGGTTTAAACTTAGAAGCTTCAGCAGCAATCTCAGCTGCTCGTACTTGAGCATCTGCTGCCGTAGAAGCTGCTTGTCTACTATTAGCGCCTCCGAGCAAACCACCAGCAAGTGCTAATCCACCTGTAATCCAAGGCATATTATTCCCCTTCTTTCTTAATTAAGACGTTATCAATTTCGTCTAGGTTTGTTTCTTCAGTGGCATGAACACAAAACCACACGCTGTCTTCAAGAGCATAAACAGAGTGGTTTACATTCTTAATAATGTTTATACAAGATGGCGCTGTGTATTCTTCAACAACACCATTATCAAAGAGAACACGTACTTTCCCTTTTGCCAGAATGCTTAGGTGGTCATATGTATGTTTGTGTTGTGTAGCAAAGAAGCCAGTAGGAAGCTCCACCTGCTTGGCATACAAGCCGTCGGAGAAATGATGAATTGTATCCATATTAACGCAGCTCTGCCCAATAGCCGCCAGTGAGTGTACGGGAGCCTGTAACAACATAGTCTGCTCCGTTAGGCACAACTGCCGATAGCGTTGCTGAGGCGGCACCGTTAGTGCTGTCTCCACCAATATAAGAAACAGCAACACCACTAACATAGAGCGTGGAGTTGGAAGAAGCGCCAGTGTTTGCAGTGAACACATTCACCATAATGGGCTTGCCTGTGTTGTTTGTGTAAGTTGTAGCAAGGGCGCGAGAGGCTTTTACATCCTGCCACGTTTGTCCAATGCCTACACCGATTGCAGCGTGTACGTGGTCTTCACGAGCAAACTTCGTAGCTGTACCCACAGCAGCTGTTCCGTTAGCCAAAGGAGCCGCAGAAGCTGCTTGAGCAAGAACAAAGGCTGTTGAAGCTGCTTGCGTTGTATTGGTGTTTACAGCCGCTGTAGGCACTGTAGGCACACCGGTGAGGGCAGGGCTTGCCAGAGGCGCTTTAAGGCCTATCGCGGTGTCTTGTAGGGCATTTGCAGCCGCTACAAAGGCCGTGGTAGCCACTTGGGTAGTGCTCGTGCCTGCGGAGGCTGTAGGGGCTGCTGGAACCCCTGTAAACGTAGGAGATAAGAGGTCTGCCTTAGTGTTCACTGCCGTAGCAATATTGTTAAACTCTGCATCAATTTCTGCACCCTTAACAATCTTCAACGGATTGCCAACAGCAAGACTGTCCTTAGATGCAAAGTTTGTACTTTTTGTGTAATTTGTCATGTTGTTCCTTAAACAATCTTTCCGTTCTTGGCCTGAATTTCTATCTTCTGAATGCTTAGAGCGCTTCCGCTAATATCGCTTTCGTAGCCCATCTGAACCACTTTACCGCTCCCTGTTGGATATGCCACTAATGTGAGTAGCGCTGTTCCGTCGGTGTATTCTGCTGCTGTGTTATATTCAGCTACACCGTAGTAGGAAACCCCTTGTGCTGGAATTAGTACGTTCTGTGCAGAGTAACTTCCAGTGAAATCGTAACCCCACTTCATTGTAACAAACTGGTTTGTTCCACCAACTACCACCACAGAAAGCTTCTTTAGAATTGATGTTACCGAAGGAGCACCGAAGTCTGTGTGGTTTGTGAAGTATTGAAACCTGTAGTTTACGCCGTTGTCTTGGTAGCTGTCGTACAGACCTACGTACAAAGGCTTGCCCATTAGCATTGTGTTGTCACGGAGGAAACAGAAGCTAGTGGAAGCTCCGTCCCAAGTAGTAACCCTAGCGCTGCCGTCTTGCAAGCTTTGTTTTAAATCAAAGCAATAGGTACTCTTTAGTACGGGCAATGTAAGCAGGTAGAAGCTTTCAAAGGGGTTGTAGACGCTCTTGATGTTTTCTAGGTTTTCACCTGCCACAGCGCTCATTAGGTCAGTACGTACATTCTTGCTTAGGTCACGAAGAGGGGCGCTCTTCTCTTGAATTGTACGCATAATGGAACGTACACCAGTGGACGACAAGAACAGAACATCTGTACCTGTATATTGTACACTGTCTCGTGCAATGCAGCCAATACCTGTAATGGTATCTACCAAAGACATTCCTGTAATGCCCGAAGTTGGGTCACTGATGAGGATGTTAGCGTTATTATACACTAAAATGCAGTTCTTACCAAATATAAACAAGAAATTGTTATGAGCTGCTAGAGCTGTAATTGTGTCGTTGCCATTAGGCCACACCTGAGTTACGTCTAGAGTTCCTGCACTTCCTGTCCCTGAGCCATACTTCTGAGGCGAAGCAATATCGCTCCATTGTACAATACTTTTATCTGTTAGTGTGTCTGCATTCCACACACGACCAAAGGCGCTAATAGCACAATTAGCTTGTTGTACAATTCCTGTATACCCCGGCTGTTCGCTAATGCGTCGATATTGTGTTGTGCTCCAAGGGGAAGAGAATTCCAGAGGGTCGTGCCCTCGCTGAAATAGATATAAATCACCTCCTAACGATACTGTTTGCCAATTGCTGTTTGTAATAGTGGGGGCTGTTCCACCGCCGCCATATGTGAGTTCTGTGAGCACTCCTCCTGAAAGTTTAAACAGTTTGTTGTTTCCTGCACAAATAACATAATGAGTTCCGTCATCAGTGGTGTGCTCAGAAATCATTTGAATAGATTCACTTCCCATAGCACCAATTGCTGTGTGCTGTGCTGTCCATCCCTTGCGTGCTCCAACGCGACCAAACTTATCAATAACGCAGTTATTAGCCACCAGAGCAAAGCCCTGAGACAAATCAAGGCTACTGTCTTGTGTGTTTAGTCCATAGAAGCCCGGAGCAGAAATTGAATAAGTTTGAATTTGTTGCATTACACCCACTCCCAACTATCTTCATCTGGATAACGACTGCTTTCAATTGCAATGGCATCTGACAAAGAGCTTTTAAAAATACCGTAGGCTTCTGAGTTGCTCAAGCCACCATCTTCACCACGCTCCACCAAAGCCATAGCCTTAGCAAGAAGAACTACAGGCTCTGGAGGAACTAGCATCTGGTCGCTGTCGGACACCAAAGCCTCTTGTGGAACATACAGGTTAAAGAAAATGGTATATGCCTTGTCAGGAATAGGCCAAATGTCTACCTGCGTGTCTCCCAGAGAAGAAACTCCGTTGAAGTTATATTCAGAAGGAGCACCAATGGTTGGCGTTGTATTCCCTAGCAAGAAGTTCTGGTTCATTTGACGTGTAGAAACTGAACTAAGCTGTGTAGCTGATGTGCTGTCCCATACGTCAATAACTTTAAACCTACTACCAGTTCCTACTAGAGCGTAGTTGAACACAGCAGGAATAGTGACAGCCGTGAGCGTAGCTGTCAAAGCATTCCAATTGTACGCATCTTCTACTTGTCGTTTAGCATCGTTAACCATTTTTCCAATGATTTTAGACAACACATTCTCATCAACAGTAGAAACTGTTGGCTCACGCATACGAATTAGAACATCGTTTACCAGTTCTAGGAAGGAAGGAAAGGCCATTTATTTCTTCTTTGCTTTGTTGGTTGCTGTACGCTGTCCACGCACCGGCATAGGCGAGGGTTTCTTCTTAGGAGCCTTTGGTTTCATGTAGTTCATTTGTCTTCCTTCTTTTCAAGTTTATCTTCAATACGACGAAGCATGAGTTTAATTTCTGTTAGGTCGGAGCGGTAGTCTTCTCGGCTAATGTACGTCTTTGGTAGGGCTTCACGGAGCTTAGACAGGTCAGCTTTTAGTTCTTTCACTGCTGTCCAAAGCTCACGAGCAAACCACCCAACTACTGTCATTGATGTGCCGAGAACAATGTTTAAGGCTTGTTGAAATTCCATCTTTCTCTCTCTTAAAACATAAAGAAGAAGTTGCTTACAGAAGAGGAAGTAACAATGGGTGTGTAGGTAATAATAATAATACCGGGAGCACCAACACCTCCTGTGGAAATAGTGGAAGATGCTCCACCGCCGCCACCAGCGCCGTACAAGCCACCAGCGCCACCTGAAGTAGTACCCGCACCGTCACCAGCGCCACCACCACCGCCACCTGAGTAAACCGTGGTTCCTGCTCCGCCTGCTGTTCCAGAAGTAGCTGCCATGCCTCCAGCGCCGCCAGCGCCTGCGCCAGTACCTGCTGTTCCTCCAGTAGCTCCTGAGCCTGCTGTGCCTCCGTTGCCACCGCCGCCTCCGTTACCAACTAGGGTAACTGTGTTAGTAGAACCAGCTCCACCAGCTCCGTTAGGCCCTGCTGCTCCGCCTCCGCCACCACCGGCTGCTGTGCTGTTTGTGCGTCCGTTGCCTCCAGCAGCTCCTGCGTTCTGAATAGTACGGTAGGAAACTCCAGCTATTTCTGCATACCCCCCGACGGAACCGTTATTCCCTCCTGTGCCTCCGGTAAGGCCAGATGCGTTGCTTCCGTTAAAACCGGCGATTAGTTGCCCAAAAACAGGGTCGCCAGTTTCAGAATCGTAATACAGTATTCCGTTCCACAAAAAACCGCTTCCATATGTTTGACTGGCGATGTAGCCAGCAACTACTGAGGCTTGCAAAGGAACATTTGTTCCCTTTACATAACCACCACCGCCTCCACCGCCACCGCTTCTTGTAGAAAGACCAGCAGCTCCATTGCCACCAGCTCCGTATATTTCAATAACATTGTCAGCATCGTTCCAATCAGCAGGTAGGTTCCATGTCCCTGAGCCTGTAAGAATTATCTGCGCCATGTTACGCTACCGCCAAGCAGCGCCACTTGCTAGTGGCTGCGTTCCAAATAAAGCCAACATCTAAACGAGCAGTTGTCACAGTAGTAGTGGGCAACGCTGTAGTGGATGCTTCAAAGGATGCTCCCCATGTAATGGCAACAGCTGTAGTTCCTGTAATAGAAATTAACAGCTTTTGTCCATTCACTGGAGTGCCTGTGAGGTTGGTGGTGAACGAGGTAATAGCAGCTGTCTGTCCTGTAATTACCATTGCATCAAAGTTGTCAGTGTTTAGCGTTGGTGTAGCGCTGTTTGCTGTGCTTGCAAGAACACGAGGAACAATGCGGGCAACTACAGCACCACCCGTAATGTTCACGCCTGCTTGGTCTTGAAAAGCCATTGTCCCCAAGTCAGCATTGGTAGGAACTTGATTAGGAGCTGTTCCTAAGAGTAAAGG